TTGGTTCTTTTTGTCCTGAAAATGAATCAAAAACGCACTATGCCGTTTGAACTGGAAAATAAACCAGTTGCTCCGGGTAACATCGTTTGGCTTCGGGATGATTCGGTTCTAAAGGGGGTTTCAACTCCGCGAATTCATCACAAACTCAACGATTTACCTTCCAAAGGCGAAGATTTCATTCAATTCTGCGATGAAATCGGATTCCCGTTGCTACCTTGGCAAAAATTTTTAGCCATCCACGCGATGAAAATTAAGGATGATTCTCGTTGGGCGCACCCCGAAATTGTGGTTTTATTAAGTCGTCAAAACGGCAAAAGTACCTTTATGGCACTTCGAATTTTATGGGGAATGTTCAGAAACGGAGAGAAATTACAGCTCGGAACAGCTCATAAATTGACAACCAGCAGTGAAATCTTCTACAAAATCTTGGATATGATCGAAACCAATCCAAAACTTGCTCCGTATTTCGAAAAGAAATTTGAATCGAAGGGTTTGCAAGAAATCCGATTGATAGATGGCACTCGATACATTATTCGAGCCAATAACAATGCTTCGCGTGGCATAAGCGCTCCATCAACAATCCATTTAGACGAAGTTCGAGAATATAAAGACGAAGATGTTTGGTCTGCAATGCGATATACGCAAATGGCTTCCCCGAATCCTCAAATTTGGATCTATTCATCTGCCGGAGATCAGCATTCTGTCGTTTTAAATAAATTAAGGGAGCGTGGATTAGCGGCAGCTTCTGGATCCACTGATCCAATTGCATTCTTTGAATGGTCTGCTGAACCGGGAATCAAAATAGATCCAGATGATAAAAGATTTTGGAAAGCAATTGCCCAGGCTAATCCCTCTCTTGGATACACGATTCATCCGGACAACATTCGTGCAGTTCTCAATGATCCGGAGGACATTTTACGAACCGAAGTTTTAACTCAATGGGTCGACACAATCAACCCGGTTATCATCCCGTCACAATGGGAGGCTTGCGGAGTGTCAGGCGCGAAGCTGTCTCTCGATGATGAGACTTGGCTGGCAATTGATTTGTCCCCAGATCGAAAGCACGGCGCGTTAGTAGCCAGTCAAAAGAGGGGCGACCAATTCGTCATTGTCTTACTCCAAACGTGGTTCAATCCGTCAAATTTGGATGATAAGGCTATGGCAAATGATGTTGCTGACTGGGTGCGAAAATATCCGGTTCGTTTAGTTGCCTATTCAAAACGAACCGCAAGCGCCGTTGCTTCTCGATTACAACCAGCCGGAATTCAAATTGCCGATATTGATGGACTTGATTATGCACAAAGTTGCGATGAACTTTTGGGAGCAATTTCGTCGAATCGCTTGATCCACGGACATCAGGAAGAACTAACAAAACAATGTTTATCAGCTGTGAAATTGCCATTTGGTGATGGTGGTTGGATTATGGGAAGAAAAGTTTCCAATGCAATTATTTGCGCAGCCGTAGCATCAGCAATGTGTACCCATTTTGCGACACGCCCCGAAGCAGAGATTGACATTATCGTTGCTTGAGTGGTAGGTGCTACAATTTCGGGTAAATGGGTATTATTCGCGATTTTTTCATTGGTGCTCCGGATTTATCAAGTAATTCCGTCGATGCTGCTTCATCACTAGCTCCATTTAACCTTCAAGATTCCACTTATGGTTTATTGAATGGCGCAACGACAGTCACGCGTCAAGTTGCGATGAGCGTTCCAGCAGTTGCAAGATCTCGCAACATTATCTGCGGAACCATTGGATCCTTGCCAATTGAGCAATACAATAAACTCACTGGCGCACATATCGAACCGCAACGAGTAATCAATCAACCCGATCCACGTGTGTCAGGCTTTGTCGTTTATAACTGGTTAGCAGAAGACATTTGGCTAAATGGAATCGGTTATGGATTGGTTATGGAACGCTTTCAAGAGGATGGAAGAATCCGTGCTTGGACGCGAATCGCTCCACACCGAATAACCCCGCAATATAACAAAACGACAACTGAAGTAATTGGTTATTTATTAGATGGTTTTCAAATATCTGCTTCGGAAATTATTCGCTTTGATGGATTCGATGAAGGTTTTCTTAACCGCGCAGGTCGTACTGTTCGAGCGGCAGTTGAATTAGAAAAGGCTGCTGAAAACTATGCAAAAGAACCAGTTCCGTCGATGGTTCTCAAATCGAATGGCACGAACCTCCCAGCGGAGCGAGTAAACAAACTCCTCGAAGCGTGGAGAAACGCACGTGCTACTCGCTCCACCGCTTTCCTCAATGCTGACATCGAAATGACACAAGTTGGTTTTGATCCAAAGTCTTTGCAAATGAATGAAGCACGTCAATATGTTGCTTTGGAAATAGCACGAGCTGCTGGAATCCCGGCGTATTTTATTTCAGCTGAACAGACATCGATGACGTACTCAAACTCAATTTCGGAGCGTCGTTCACTCGTAGATTTCTCACTTCGCCCAATTCTTTCAGCGATTGAGAAGCGCTTATCACTTTCTGATTTCATCCCTTCAACAACCGAAGTCAGATTTGATCTCGATGATTTCCTCCGTGGCAACCCACTCGAAAGAGCGCAGGTTTATCAGATTCTTAATCAAATTGGCGCAATGAGCGTCGAACAAATTCAACAAGAGGAGGATTTAATCCGATGAAGATTGAATTTCCAGTAACCCTAACAGCTGCGGATTCGGAATCACGGATCATTGCTGGTCGAATCGTTCAATGGGATTCACAAGGCAATACGTCCGCTGGTGCAACAGTTTTTAAGCCAAATTCAATTGATTTTTCAAACAATACAAAGTTATTGCTCGAACACAACCGCACACAACCAATTGGCAAAATGATGGAATGGTCGCAGGACGAAACAGGAATCACTGCTTCATTCAAAATCGCCAATACAACCGCTGGATCTGACGCGTTAATCGAAGCATCCACCGGACTGCGCGACAATTTTAGCGTTGGCGTAATGGTTGATGCTTGGGAAAATCAAGATGGCGTTATGGCTATTACCGCATCAAAATTAGTTGAAGTTTCACTTGTTACAGACGGAGCAATCCCCGGTGCAGTTGTCGAAAAAGTTGCTGCATCCGAAAACATCGAAAATTCTGAATCAACCGATTCAGAGAAAACAAACGAAGGAGAGACCAAAGTGTCTGACGCCGTTTCAGAAGCTACTACCGCTACCGAAGCGGTTGAAGCTGCTAAGGTCGAAGCATCGGCTCCAAAGCCAGTTGCCTACACCGCACCTCGCTCACCAATCGTTTCTGCCGGATCATATCTTGAGCACTCAATCAAAGCCGCTATGGGCAATGATGAAAGCCGTCAATATGTTCGCGCAGCAGACGACACATCAACAAACACTGGTTTAACACTTGCGCCACATATGGCTGAGTTTGTAACCACATCAATCGATGGTCGCCCAGCAGTGGATGCAATTTCCTCTGGCGTACTTCCATCATCCGGAATGTCTTTTACCATTCCTAAACTCACAACAGCTCCAACAATCGACAGCAACTCAACCGAAGGCGAAGCACTCGGTGGAACTGAAATGGCTTCAAGCTATATCACTGTTGATGTTAAGAAGGCTGCTGGATTGCAGACAATTTCTTGGGAATTGCTCGATCGTTCAAGCCCACTGTTCTACGATGAACTCATCCGCGAACTCAATTATGCTTACGCAAAAGCAACTGACAATGCAGTAACAGACGCATTGACAACTTCCGGAACACTTGCAAGCACACAAGCAGCAACAATTGCTGGTTTGAAGGCTTACATTGCGAAAGAGGTACCAGCAGCTTATGCAGCAGCAGGTAAATTCGCTCGCAACCTCGTTCTCAACACCTCTTGGTGGGAGACTGTAATTGGTGCAGAAGATGGATCCAACCGACCACTTTTCACAGCATCGAATCCACAAAATAACCCAGGAAACGTTTCCGGACAATCAATCGTCGGAACCGTAATGGGTCTCAACACATTCGTTGATCCACATATGACTGTGACAACAAAGATCGATGATTCTGCTTACATCATCGCTCCAGAAGCGTTTACATTCTATGAAGCACCAAAGACAACGCTTCAGGTTCAAGCACTTGCTAATGGTCGCTTACAAGTAGCGGTCTATGGCTACTACGCAATCGCCGCGAAAGTTGGCGGTGGCGTACGTCGCTTCAACCTCACCTAATAAACTGAATGTGTAGGGGAGTTCCTCCCGGCTCCCCTTCACTCCATTAAGGAGACGAAATGCCAACGATTATTACCGCAGGAGAACTGCGTACCACTCTTGGCGTTTCGTCATCCTTATATTCCGATGCTGTTTTAAACGACATCATCGACACAGCCGAATCCGTAATTTTGCCGATGTTAGTTACATTCTCAGCGCCGATTGCTAAAGTATCGCTCTCTGCGAATGTTGCTACATTTACAACGCAAGGGGTTCACGAATTTACAGAAGGGCAGTCAGTAGTCATCACACTTTGTGGCTCACCTTTCAATGGAACTCGAACAATTGTGGACGTTACTGATTACACGTTCACAGCAGCAATCACCAATGCAGATATCGACGAAAAAAACATCATCCCAGCAGGTCTTGCAACACTTAGTGGAGCTTCGACTTATGTCGGTGTCTCAGCAGTTGAATCTGCCGTTCTCGCTGTATCTGTCGAAGTCTTTCAATCACGTACCGCTGGTGGAGGAGCAATCGAAGGCGTAGATTTCTCGCCCTCACCATTCAAATTGGGTCGATCGCTTTTCAATCGCGTGGTTGGTCTTTTAGGACAATACCTCGACGTTGAAGCGATGGCACAATGACCGCATCAACTGTTCAAGCAAATATCCGACAAGTTTTAGCAGATGCTCTTGCTGGTGTTACTGCGAATGTTTATTCATTCGTTCCAGAGACAATTATCCCACCAGCGACAGTCATCGTTCCGGATTCTCCGTATTTTGAATTGGAAACAATAGGAAATTCACAAGTACGATTTAAAATAAATATGACAGTAACCGCTTGTGTCGCTTATTCGTCAAATCCAGCATCGCTCGACAATTTGGAGCAACTGGTTATCAGTATTCTCTCGGCTATTCCGAGAGGTTATGAGTTGTCGGTGGTTGAACGACCATCTGTAACTCAAGTCGGAAATACAAACCTTTTGTGTTCCGACATCCGAGTGAGCACGTATTACGCTCAAACTAACTAAGGAGAAAAAATGGCAACGACAGTTATTACTGGGCGTGACGTTACCTTCACCATCGGAGGTCAGACATACGACGCTCAGACCACAAGCTGCGAATTGGTAAACACTCACACCATCGAGACATACCAAACGCTTGATGGTCGCGCATACAAGGCAATTGATGATGTTTGGGTTTTCAACGTTCAATTGCTCGCAGACTGGGGTGCTTCGAGTGGAGCCGTTCATTCGCTTTGCGAAGATATGTGGGATGCAGCGAACTCATCACCAAACACCACTTTGGCAGTAGCTTTTACAGCTGCAACCGGAGCTGCTTTCGCTTTCAACGTGCTTCCAGTATTTCCATCAGCAGGTGGCAATGGACAGAACGCACAAACACAATCTTGGTCAATGCAAGTCGTTGGAACACCAACTTTAACAAAGTCCTAATTGAAAGGATCGGGAGATGAAGTTACCAATCACAATTACATATAACTCCGGGGCGGTTGAGACTTACATTGCTCAACCACCGGAGTGGGCTAAATGGGAACGTCAAACCGGACACGTTATCGGTAAAGCGCAAGATGTTGTCGGTATCTGGGATCTAATGTTTCTGGCATACCACGCACATAAAAGAGAAGCTGCTGGTAAACCCGTCAAAGGATTCGACGTTTGGTGTGAAACTGTGGCTGAGGTTGTCACAGGTGATGCCGACCCAAAAGTTACCCAGAAGGAAGCATAAATCGGTTACTGGTTACTCTCGCAATCGAGACCGGAATACCGATGAGTGAATGGACGGAAGCAGAAGCCGTAATAACAGCGGCAGAAATATTGGAGGCAAAAAATGGCGGATGATGTCAAAATTGCTTACGATAAAAAAGATCTCCGTTCTATTCTTGGTGCTTTCAAAGCTATGGATGAACAAGCAATCGATGAAGCAAAAAGAGAATCATCGGCTTTGGCAGAATACGCAGCGGGAGAAATCAAGAAAACCGCAGCGACCCGTGTTGTATCTGCCAAAGCAGTTCAAAGAGTTG